GCATTCAACCCAACCTTGAGACTGTGCATATTCAGGATCGGCAACCGCAATGTTTGCCACCTTGCCATCTTTGATGATTGCGTATCTCATGTTTTTCCCTTACCAAGTATAGACACGGCAGTATCCATTACCACCATTACCGCCTGCGCCGCTGTCGTTCGCGCCTGAGTAACCGCCTCCGCCACCACCCGCAGCAACTCCTCCTGCGCCTCCTGCGCCTCCGACGGTTACGCTATCTGCTGCGCCACCGCCGCCTCCGAATCTAAATGTAGAGCCTGCTGATCCTGGGCCTCCAACGCTACCGCCGCTTCCGCCGCCGCCGCTTGCTCCTGTAATCGAACCTCCCGCTCCTCCTGCGCCGCTACTAGAGCCACCGCCTCCACCGCCACCCGCTCCGCCTTGATACGAGCAGCCTCCTTCTTGTCCGGCCCCGCTTGTTGGAGAGCCTCCGCCACCTCCACCACCAAATCCAGAAGAGGCACCAGCAAAATTCGGTGATACGGTATTTACGCCGCCGAATTGGCCGGTTTGATATCCTGATGATGCATAGTTTCGGGGGTCTCCTGAAGAATTTAGAACACCGCCGCCTCTGGAACCGGCTCTAACGGCTGTAGCGCCTCCCTCACCTTGATCGCCCCCATAGGCATACAGTTTTGTTCCAAAATTACTCGCGCCCCCGGATGTACCATTATTCCCATTTGCGCTTAAAACTCCCGTTCCTCCAGTTCCGCCTGCTCCAATCGTGATGCTTTCAGTTGCGCTTAGATCAGATGCTTTGAACAAACGATAAGCATACGCACCGCCAGCACCGGCAGAACCACCAGAACGAGTTCCTCCGCTACCACCACTGCCGCCACCGCCACCTGCACCCCACACCTCAACCAACACAAAGGTAGCGCCGGAAGGTTTTGTCCAAGTGCCAGAAGAAGTAAACTCTTGGAAATTAGCACTTCCGCCAGATGCGGCAATGGTGATAGAACCAGAGCCGTTGGTAATAGTTACCCCAGAGCCTGCTGTCAGCGTTGCTTTGGTAAGCGTATTGCCCGTGCTGTTGCCAATCAACAGTTGTCCGTCCGTATAGGTGGTTTGTCCAGTACCACCATTAGCGACCGGAAGCGTGCCGGTGACGCCTGTAGACAGGCTGACGTTGGTGATCGTGTTGCTCGCCCCGCTGATGGTTTTGTTAGACAGCGTGTTGGTGCTACTGGCCGTCAGGACGTTGGTGGGCGTGATGATGTTGGAAAGGTTTGCCATGTCTTACTCCGGCTGAGTGGGCCACTGCACTGTCCAGGGGAACCCGGCTTGCGAGGTGATGTCCCGCAGTGCCTGACGGTACGCTGCCATATCAAAGTTCTGAGGCGTATTTGACTCCAAAGCCTTGATGACCGTCCAGTCCGTGTCCTTGAGTTTTTGGCTGCGCTGCTCGCGCACAGCCTTGGCTTGCTCGGCGTCCTTCTGAGCCTTGTAGGCGGCTTCCTGCTCGGCAGCGGTGGCTTCGGCTGTGTCCGTGAAGATCGGGCCAAGAACGTGCTTGGTGAACCACTTACCGTCAATCTGCTCCACGCCTTGACGCATGGAGAACTGATAGACCGTACCTCCGGTCGCTTGTGGGCCTTCAAAGACCACATCAGCGCCAAGCGCCTCTAGCACCTCGTCCGTGGTGCGATCCCATGACGGGCCACCGTTGTCCCGCGCCCAACGCCGGAGTTCATCCTCCAACATCACTTGGCCAGTGGCCCTGATTCTGATTTCCATGATTGCTCCTTATGCGATGGCGAGGTGGTTTCCGTAACTAAAACCAAACTTGTTGTGCCGCGCTCGCCATTCAACAGTTGGCTTCTTCATTCCTAGTGCTGCCGCCGCAGCCTTGGCGGTTGGGAAGAACCCTTGCGGGGTCGTCACTCCAATCGCGTTGTAGTGGTTTGCGCCACCAATAGCAGCACTCATTTTCGCCTTGACTTCAGGCCGGTGCATAGGGTTGCGGTCGCCAACTGCCCAAGGTTTCGGCTTGCCAATAAGTGCCTCAGACTTCTTGAGGCGCGTTACAAGGCTATCCACTTTCCCGACATTTCCATCGCGCACGTTGTCCTCGTTAGTGCCGCAGAACACGTTGTCAATGCTGTACGGGCCGATGTCGCCATGACGCCTCATGCAGTATTTGCCGCGACCACGACCACGCTGCTCCCACTTGCCAGTGGCTATCCACCAGTCGCGCCACTGCTCAAAGGTAAACAGAAACTCCACGCCTCGCGTCTTGGCGTTGCTCTTGTGTTGCGTATACGCCTTGAGATAAAGGTTTGTGTGTGCCATGTTTACGAAATTGCAAGGAACACGAAGGTCCCGCCGTTTGCGTTCAACCCCGCCGGTGCTGCTGCGGTGACTTGGAACCCCACACTGGTGGTGTCAACGTAGTTGGTGCTCGTGACTTCCGCATCCGTGGTGTTTAACAGTAAATATGGATCGTTGCCGCTGCTCAGGCCCCGAGCAGAGTCGTACACAAACCAACCCCCAATACCGTCAGTACGCTTAATCAAAACAAACCGAGCGCCACCCGTGAAACCGCAGTTGATGGTCTGCAACGCGCCTGTGCCGGTGTATGTTCCGACCTTGCTGACGCCCGGGCAGGAGGCAAAGAGGTAGGCAACGTAGGTTGCTGTGTTGGAATTTGACTCTGTGTTAGTGCCTAGCGAAAACACAGAGGCAGTTGGGGCTGTGTTGTTCCAAAGTGTTGTATCAGCAGCAGATGCGCCGTTTGAGTCAACTCTTAGTCTATTGCCTGCTCCAGTAGCCGCCGAATAAACCGGCCAATTCTGAGCAATAGATCGAGACTTCACAATCATCAACTCCGGCACAACGCCTAAGTTATGACTCACAGTGCGGTTAGCACCCGTCCCCGTATAGCAAACCACATCAAAGAAGCCGGGGGCGCGGACAAACGCGTAGTTAAGCCACGGCTCTCCGTTCAAGTTGTAAGTGCCGTCAACAAAATTGACGAAGTTGTTTCGAAGCGTACCCGCAATGAATGCAGTTTGATTTACTTCCGCACTCGTTTGCTGCGTATAAAGCGAGTAACCGAAGCCCCTCAGCCTATCCATCCACGGCGTTGAATACCCTCCGTTTCGACGCCACTGCATGAAAGAGTCGTAGTTGATGTTTACGTTCTGCTGCAATGCCGCGCCCGTTCCAGTCCATGTCGTAGGCTGAAACACACTCGTCCCCGTCGTCGGAGTTTTCATCGGGCCGCGACGGATGGCGATGTAGATGTAGGTCTCTCCGGTAGCGTTCTCTGATGAATTGCTTGTTATTACTTTAAATCCCGTGGAAGTTATGGCAAATCTTCCAAGATTTGAATACTCGGGATCAGAGGCGTTTGCATATAGGTAAGAATTGTTGTCTGTCGTCAACTCTCGCATTACATCCATCAAGAACCAGTTAGAAGTTCCGGAGGCTCTTTTTACCAATAACCACTGTGGCTCGTATCCAAGCGTGATCGTCGGGCCTGTTGTGCTGCCATTGCCCGTATAAGACCCACACGAAATCACATTGTCCGTACCCGTCAGGCCAAAGCCTCCTGCGTCGTGGGCGAAGAGGTAGGCGACGTAGGTAACTCCGTTATCGTTTACTGCGCTTGCGGTTCCAACGGTAAATTGCGTTGATGTTGGCGCTGTATCATTCCAATATGAACTTACCGCTACAGACGCTCCAGTTGTGTTTAACAACAAAACTTTAGTTGCACCTTCTGATCTGTGGTAAACAGCCCAGAATCCTGACGCGCTTGTAGATTTAACAATAATGCATCCAGGGGTTGATCCTAAGTTATGAGAAATTGCTCGATTACTTCCATTCCCCGTATACGTCACCACATCAAAGAACTTCGGCTGCTTGCGGAATGTCCATGAGGCATACAGGTTTCCTGCTGTGCCATTAGTGTTGCTGTCAACACCAACAGAAAATCCCGTAGAACTTAAAGCACTGACGTTATCGGTATTAAAAAACTGCTGGGATGAGGCATTGGACATCAAAAAGTTACCGGCCCCCCGCACGGTATCACTAATGATATTGTTGGTAGCCGATGACCTATTCTTAATCCACAGCATCCCACCTTTCCCCGCCAGATCAATGCCAGTGGTGATGGTCTGCGTAGAGCCATTGCCGGTGTAGAGCCACGTCGAGAACACGTCCTCGATGTAGTTGGCCGCGGCCTGCTGAAGCGTCAGGCCGAAC